TCACCGTATCCGACGCAGACGACGGATCCGGACCGGCGGGACGGTGTCGAGTCGGACGGACACGGCGAGGACAGCGACCCCCGCGAGCGCGAGCACGGACCCGACCGCGGCGGGGGCCGTGTAGCCGAGCCCGGCGGCGATGACGAGGCCACCGAGCCACGCGCCGAGCGCGTTCGCGGCATTGAGCGTGGCGTGATTCAGGGATGCGGCAAGGGACTGGGCCTCGGCGGCGACGTCCATGAGCCGGGTCTGCAGCCCCGGGATCAGTGCGGCGTTGGTTGCGCCGATCAGGAACAGCAGAACGAACGCGGTGACCGGGTGACGGGCACCGGCGACGAACAGGCCCAGCAACGTGGCGTAGACGATCATGCCGCCGATCAGGCCGGGGATCAGCGCGCGGTCGGCGATGCGGCCGCCGGCCAGACTGCCCACGACCATGCCCGCGCCGTACACGGCCAGCCCGATCGGGACCGTCGAGCGGGCGACGCCGGTGACGTCGGTGAGGGTCGTCGCCAGGTAGGTGTACAAGCTCGACAAAGAGCACCACTGAAAGAGAAGGCCCGACGTGAGCGGTCACTCACGACGGGCCGGTTGTCCGACTAGTCAGGAGTCGAACAGTGCCCCAGCATACCCATGCCCACCCGCAGGGTGGTATCCGTCGCGGCCCACGTCTGGCCGACAACTTCAGCGTCCTCTCGAACGCTCTCCTCAACGACGAACGTCTCAGCTTCCGCGCCCGTGGTCTCCTCGCCTGGTTGCTGTCCAAGCCCGCCGACTGGCACATCCGCTCCGAAGCGATCGCCGCCGCCTCCCCCCTTGAGGGCCGCGAAGCGATCCGCACCGTCATGCGCGAACTCATCGCCGCCGGCTACCTCGTCCGCGAGAAGCACCGCGACGCGGACGGCCGCTTCTCCACCATCCAAACCATCTACGAAGTGCCTGGCACCCCCGGCGAAACCCCTGAACCGCCGACGCCCAGAAAAGCGAAAGTCGGTCGGGCGCGCGACGGGAAAACGGGCGCCTTTACAAAGAACCCATCACCAAGAACTGAAACAAACAACAACCCCGCACCTCAGGCACCCACCTCACTTGGTGACGCCCTCGCCACGGTGTCGTCGTCGGAGATCACCCGAGAAGAACTCAAACGCAACCGCCAGAAGATCGCCGACCTCGAGGCCGCCACACTCGCCGTGGGCCTGCCCGCCAGCTACTCACGCATCAAACCCGACCAGAAAAGGATCCTGCTCGAGCTGATCGACCGGCACGGCATCGACGCGCTCGCCCAGGCGGCCGTGCGTGCTCACCGGCCCGAGAACCCGACCATGCACGTCCACGGCTGGATCCGCCTGTGGCAAGCGATGTCGGCATCCGGCGCCACCCGCAAGGACGAGACACCTTCGCCCGCCCAGTACAACTCCGCAAAGTGCCCCGATTGCGACGACATCGGCATGGTCATGAACGAGAACGACCTCGGCGTGCGCTGCCACTGCCGCACCACCAGGGCCGCCGCATGACCGCCGCGTTCACCACCGCACCCGCCGACGCGCAGCTCCGCGCACTCGCCGGCCAACTGCGGCACGACGCCACCATGACCAGCCTCGACACCGTCGATGGCGCCGCGGCCCGTATGCGCCGCTACGCCGAGCTCCTCGACCAGGTCGCCGCCACCCTCACCGACCAGGAGACCCCGTGACCACACTCCGCCCCCACCTGCCGTCGCGGCACACCATCGCCGTCGCAGCAATCGCCGCCGGCTTCCTCGTATTGGCCTGGCGCACCGGCCGCGGACCGTTCCGCACCATCCCCGTCAGCACCATCTACGGAGGTACCTGGTGAACACGACCACACCGCTGAACGAGGACGAGCGTCGAATCCTCAACCGCTTCGGCGCCATCACCATCTGCAGAGTCGCATCCAGCCGCGGCGACCAAGACCAATACCTCGAAGACCACTTCGGAGGCATGGGCACCCGCAGCTGCACCGTCACCTGGCCCGGCATCGGCCGCGGGCACGGACCCTTCGCACTGGTCCGCACACGGGGAATCGTCGTCGTCCGAACCGAAGACTGGGACATCATCACGGGGAAGGTCACGCAGCCGGTTCACGTCCTCACGTGGAAGCGGATCCGCGAATGGGTCGCGACCATCTCCGACGAGCTCGCCGAGCGGTGCGCAGTCGCCTCCTACGGATACGCCAATCACACGGCCTGCGCCGAACTCGCCGAGCTCCTGCTCGCGCCGACCACCCTCACCGAGACCGAGGAGCTGACCCTGTGGTGAACACCTTCCCGAAGCCGACCATGCCGAGCGGGCACACCGTCGCAGTCTTCCTCGCCGCGACAGCCGCACTCGCCGTCGCATCCGCCGCATTCACCCGCAGCTTCTCCGCGCTGTCCGCGCTCGCCGTGATGCACCAGTGGCCGGCCGACCAAGCGTGGATCCTGCCTGTCGCACTCGACGGCATGATCATCGTGCCGACCGTCGCAGCTGTCGTGCGACGTGATGCTCGCTGGTACGCCTGGTCGCTGCTCGTCGCAGGCACGATCCTGTCTGTCGCAGGCAACGGGATTCACGCCTGGCTCACCGCGATGTCGCACATTGCTGTCGGGCTCGCGGTCATCCCACCGCTCGTGACACTCGCTGCCGTGCACCTAACGATCGTGGTCGCGCGACAGGACCACGACAGAACCGCAACAACAGCAGATGAAACCACGACAGAACCCGCCGATCGCGCGACAAACCCGGACCCGACTGTCACACCCGCCGACCCGGATAGGCCGATCCGCGACACCGACCGCGACGAGACACCCCACCACGTCCGCCGACTGCGCGTCGCACCCGCGACACCGGTACAACCTGTCGCAGCACCAGGCGAGACAATCCCTGTCGCGACGCAGCAGACGCTCAGGCTCGACGTCGCACCGGTCGTCGCGGCGAAGCGCCCCGCTCGTCGCAGCACCAAGCACAACGACACAATCCGAGCCGAAGCATTGCAACGCGTCGCGGCGGGCGAGACACTCCGCGACGTCGCGGACCGGCTCGGTGTCTCGAAGGACGCGGTGTGGCGATGGAAGCGCGACGCCACTATGGCGGCGACAGTCGCAGCCGGGTGACGCCACCATCGCGACCGCAGTATCTGTGACCTGTAGTTCCTCACAAAACAGACGTAACGAACCGCGCAGTTCGTTCGATCTCGGGGCAGCGGCAACATTCGTAACGGGTTGCCGCGCCCACCTCTTCTGTTCCAACCCAGGAAAGACACCCGAAAATGACGCAGCCTCCCCAGCAGCCATACAACCAGCCCTACGGCGGGCAACCGCAGTACTACGGGCAGCAGCCCCAGCCGGGTCAGTACCCGAGCAACTTCGCACCCGTTCAGCCTCCGGCGCCGAAGAAGGGAAAGAAGTGGCCGTGGGTCGCGGGCGGTGTGGCAGCGTTCGTCGTCATCGCCGGAGTCGCCGGCGGCGGGTCCGACAAGGACGAGTCCACCACGGCAGCTGCCCCGACCACCACAACCACAACCCAGGCGCTTCCCCCGGTCGCGGCGGCAGCCGCACCGACCACAACCACCGCCGCCGTCGTCGCGGAGGTCGAGCTTCCCGAGGTTGCCGGCCGCAACGGCGAGATCGTTCGACAGGAGCTGGCGGACCTGGGACTGACGAACGTGACCCTCGGGTCGGCCGATCCGAACAGCACTTTGGTGATCATGGCCGCGAACTGGACGGCGGTGAGCATCGAGCCAGCACCCGGCACCATCGTCGCCGGAGACGATCCGGTCGTCGTGACACTGACCAAGAAGTAGCCTCGGCCCGAACGGATTCCGACATGCATGCCTCTTTTCCGTCCCGGCATCCGGTGCTCACCGGGCTCGGGGCGCTACTCGTCCTCGGCTTCGTGCTCGAGTACTGGCCGTTGATCGTGCTCGCCGGGGTGATCGCGGCAACAATGTTCGCCGGCAGCCGCCTGTGGGACCGCCATCTCCAGGTGAAGGCTCAGCAGGAACGGGCACGGGCTGCGCTGGCGGCGCGAGCCGACTACGAGCACCAGCAGTACATCGCGGGCAACCCTGTCGGATTGTTCGGTCAGTACACGCCGCACCCTGACAGCAGGCAGGAACCGCGGTAGCGCTTCACCTCATAGGGCACGGCCCCCGAACCGATGCGGTTCGGGGGCCGTGCCCTATGAGGTACTCTGCCAGAGCCCCGGACGGGCGGTTGCCTTGTTGACACCTGGTCTCCTTGGTCGTCCGGGGCTTTGCTGTCTTTAGGTCAGATCGGTGCGCGCACCCCTGCCGGGCCGGTTCGCCTGCCACTCGTCGACGGTCTCTGGAAGCCAGCCGCGGACATCACCGACCCAGGCGTCGGGCTCGGGGAGCTTGTACTTGCCGAGGGCGCCGGCGTCTTTGAGGCCGATCCGTTCGGCGAACTGCTTGCGGGAGAGGAATCTGAGCGCTGCCATGCCATGACCCTACTCATCCAACAGGTTATGTCGCAAGGTGTATCGCCTGACATCGGCACTTCTTCACGTGTTGACTTTGGTTCGTCAAGTGGGTATAGTAATTCATGTCAACAAGGCAAGACCAACCCGCAGGAGACCAACATGACCAGCATCGAGACCATCGCCCCCGAGCACCTCACCATCTACCCCTCCACCGACGAGGTCATCTACTTCGAAGACTGGATCGCTGGCGGCGCCTTCGACACCCTCCTCGAATGGGCCCGGGAAGAAGGCTTCACCCTGATCCACGACCCCGAATCGGACGAGAAGGTCACCGGGTACTTCATCTGGGACGCGGACGGCAAGCAGATCGCAATGGCCACCCTCACCAACCACTGAGAGCAGGGTGGGGCCGGGAATCCGGCCCCACCCGAGCCCCGCCCCACCCACCGGAAGGCCACCAGAATGACGCCGATCTACTCCACCCTGCTCGCCGAGTACCGCGCCGCCGGCGTGCCCATCACCCTCGTCGACGACGAGGACTGATCACCCCGCCGACTACGCTGCGACGCAGCACCCGTGGCGCCTCACCCATCACCGGGTGGGGCGCCACCCAGCCGAGAGGACCACGATGCGTACCCCCACCGCCACCGGCGCCATGACCGACGCCGAGCTCCGCGTCACCCGAGAGCGACTCGGCCTGTCCGCCGACTGGCTCTCCGATCACCTCGGCGTCCAGATCCGCACCTGGCGCCGGTGGGAGGGCGGCACCGCACCCATCCCCACCGGTGTGCGCGATGCGATCACCGCGATCACCGCGGCTGCCCTGCAGCTCACCGCCGCGCTCGCCGCGAGTGCCCGCGAGACCGGGCAGATCGTGACGTACCGCAACGACGCCGCCTATCGCGCCGCGGAGCCGGATTCGACGTACCCGTCAGGATGGCATCGGGCCGCCGCGGCAGCCGCCGCAGAGTCCGCCGGCACGGACGTGAGCGTCGTGTACCACGACGTCCCCGTCGACCAGTAGCTCCAGACCGAGAAACGACAGCGCCCCCACCGGGAGGTGGGGGCGCTGCCATGTCACGACTCGGGCACACCAGGTTCATTCGTTAACCTAACGAACCCATCCGGTTCGGATCGAAAGACCCCGGATGGGCCTCAGCTCGACGGCCACTGCCACGCTGCCGAGCGCACCTCGGCGTCGTTGGTTCGTACCGTCACGGTCAGATAGCCACCGACCAGCTCGACATCCATTGTGCTGCCATCCACTTCGCTCAGCGTCACGGTCTGCACGGTTCCTCCATCATTCGAAGTACAGGTAGGTGTTGCTCGCGCCGGCCTGGATCGTCGGCGTCCCGGCGTAGGTCGAGGACTCGGCCTCCATGGTCAGGGCGTCCCCGGCCGCGAGAGTGACCGACACCGACCCGGACTGCGTGCTCCCGGACTTCGCAGAGGTGTAGATCACGGTGCCGTTCTTCTTGATCCTGAACGCAACCGCCGGCACGGTGCCGCCTGTGATCGTGATCTTCCCGTACACAGTGACCGTCGCCGGGCCGTCCGCGACGAGTGCGTTCGACACGATCGACGTCGACGGGTACCCGGACCGCGCCGTCCAGCCGGTGACCGGCACGTACGACGTCGGGCACGACTGGGTGCCGGACTTGTCCATACCCATCGGCGACCAGCTCGGCGCCTCGGTTGTCACCGTCGGCGCCAGCAACTCCAGCGCCGTCGTCAACACCGGAGCCTCCACATACCCGGGCGTCGGCGTCAGATCCAGATCACCGAACGCCCAGTTGTCCATGGTCCCGGAATTCGAGAAGTTGGCCCGCTGCAGGGCCAGACCACCGAGCCGCCCCGTCGTCGGGACGACGCTGCCGGTGTCGATCCACTGGATCTTCTCCACCCCGTCGACGTAGCCGGTGTAGACGTTCCCGATCGCGGTGAACCGCAGCCGCTTACCCGCCAGGGTCGTGCCGGACGCGACATCGCCGGTGCGGTTGACACCGCCCGCGCCCTTCCACCCGGTCGTGGTGAAGATCGCGAGATTGGTTCCGATCCAGGTGAGGATCACACCCACACCAGAGGAGCTGTAGCGCAGCATGATTCCCGAGCTACGCTCGCCGCCGGTCACCATGTCGCACTCGGCGTACTGCTCGCTGGTCAGGCACGGATTGACCCAGGTGCACTCGTAGTAGCCGTCGGTGGTGCCACCGACCGCGACCTGGTTACCCGAGACCTTCGGGAAGCTGCTGCCGTTTCGGTACGTCCAGTTCGACCCGAGCACACCGTCGGACCGGTTGAAGTCGTCGGCGTAGTCGACACCCGGGTCGACCGCCGACACGATCGGCGCCGGCATCGTGACGGTGGCCTCGAGAACGGGCGCGGTGATCGTCGCGCCCGCGCGGACCTCGGGCGCCGGCAGCTGCGCCGACACCCCGAGTGCCGGTGCCTGCACGGTCGCGCCGGCGCTCACCGTGGGCACCGGCAACCCCGCAGCCACCTCGAGTACCGGCGCCGCGACAGTGGCGCCCGCGCGGAGCTCCGGCACGGTCAGCGCGGTAGTCAGGGTCAGCACCGGCGCCTCGACGGTGGCCGGCACCTGCACCTGCGGCGCCAGCAACTCGACCATGACCATCATCGGCGGGGCATGGACCGTCCCGGCGACATCGACACCGACACCCGGTTCGAGCAGCTCCACCGTCGAGGACAGCACCGGTGCGGTGATCGTGGCACCCGCACTGACCGTCGGCGCGAGCAGCTCCACCACCGACGTCAGCACCGGCGCGTCGACACCGCCACCGCCACCGGGCACCGGAGTCGGCATCTGCACCCCGGCGACCAGCAGCGGCGCGGTGACGGTCGCCGCGGCCCGCACCGACGGGGCGGGCAGCACCAGCGACGAGGCCAGCACCGGCGCGTTGATCAGCGCCGGTACCGTCCCGTCCCACACCAGATGATCGACACCGTCAGCGTCGACCCAGTGCACCCGCACGACGTGGTTCTCGGTGCCGGCCGCGTCGATCCAGCGCAGCGCTACGGCAGGTTTGCCGTTGCGGAAGATCGCCATGTCACGGCGTCGACTGGGCCAGAATCCCGGCGGGATTCCACACGATCTGGAAAGGCGCGTTCGTCGCCGGGATGTCGGCTTCGAAGTCGACGTACCCGACGAGCGGTTTCGTCGCCGCCGTCGCCGGGGTGTCGTCGTAGATCACCGCGTACCGCGCGGTGAACGTCGACCCGGGCCACACCACGTCGTCGGCGTCGAACTTGAAGGTGTTCGTCGCCGCGTCGTAGGTCGCAGTGACGGTCGCCAATGTCGCACCACCGGCGGTGTACCCGGTGCCGGCCACCTCACCGGTGACCTGCGACTTGTACTGGTGGGTGTCCTGATTCGGTGTGTACGCCGCGGTGCACAGCATCACCTTGAAGGTGTCGCTGTCGAGGTCCACCTCTTTGTTCGCGAGGGACTTGAGGAACAGCCCGAACACTTTACCGATCGCCATAGCATAAAAACCTTTCTCGCACAGCATGATTCAGAACAGGATGTAGAGGGTTTCGGGATCCTTCGGCGCCGACGCGTAGTCGGCAAGCGGCATCGCCTTCCCCCGCGCCAGACCACCGGCGTTGCGCATGAACCCGGTCATCCACGCGGTGTTGTCGGGCTCGGTGGCCGCGTCGATCAGCGGCCACAGCTGCACCGGGGTATCGCTGTCGGGGATGGTGATGCGGTAGTCCGCGCGCATGCCGCCGGACAGGTGCAGCACCGCGGGCCCGGGCTCGAGATCGTCGGTGGTGAGCACCCCGTACTCGGCGGTGTAGCGGCGCGCCCGGATGGTGACGACGCCGCCGCCCAGCCCGCCGCGCACCGTGGGGGTTTCGAAGGTGAACACCGTCGCGTCGTCGACGCCGGCGATGTCGCGGATGTTGCCGGTCACGATGGTCATGTCAGCACCGCCATCTGCAGTAGCCATGCCCACCACCAGATGAACCAGGTCACGTCGCGCTCCTATCCAAGGTCACCGCCGTCGGGTACGTCGTCGGCGTAGTTGATGTGGTTCACATCCCTCGACCAGCGGGTGGCGATCAGCGAGGACCGCTTGGTGCCGCCGAGGATCTTGCAGGTCGTCTCGCTGATCACGCCCTGATAGATCGGCTCGTACCGGATCGCCAACCGCACGTGCACCCAGTGATCGGGGGCCGCCGGATCGTCCTCCGGCGGCATGTTCTCCAAAACGAAGGTGTGCGTGAACGCCCCGGACCGGGGGGCGTTCTGCTGGGCCAGGCCCTGGGAGTTGATGGCGATGTCCGAGACCAGGTCGAACTGCTTGGCGGTGATCACCGCGCCCTGGTCGTCGACGACCTCGAGCGCCACCTTCGGGAAGATCGGACTGTAGGTGTTGTAGAAGATCGGTGTCGTGCCGACGTAGTAGAACTGCAAACCGATCGACATGCCGGTCACGGTGAAGTGGGTGTCGACGCGCCACAGCCCGCCCTTCTTCAACGTGAGCCACCCGGTCCGCTCGTCCGGCGCGGTCACCGCGACCCCTTTCACCGGCCCGAGCTGCGCGTCGAACGGCAACACCACCCACTGGTTGTAAGGGATGTTCCAGTTCTTGCTCATCACCGCCGACCCGTATCCGGATGCCTGCTCGATCAGATCCAGACGGTTGCGCAATGCGTTCTGCCCGTCGGTCATCCACGCCGGTGTCGAGTCCTGACGTTGCTTGAACAGATTGAACAGGTCCACCGCTTCGAGCAGCTTGGCGCGGGGGCCGGCGACCTGCATCTCGATCAGCTGCGCCTGGGACAGGCCGGCCATCTCCTGGCCCATGCGGTCGCCGAACTGCCAGGCCCCGTCCGGTGCGGCCTGGTTCGGGGTCGTCATCCGAGATCACCACCGTCCGGCGCCTCGTCCAGCACCAGCGCGTTCGTGGTGCGGTTGTCCCACTTGTTCACCGACAGTGCACTACGGACGGTGCCACCGAAAATCTTGAGCCGGTTGGTTCGGTTGTGTTTGACCCTCGCCCGCACCACGTAGTTGTTGTCGTCGGGGATCACGAACGTGATCGAGAACGACGCGGTCTCCGACCCGGACGGGGTGAGCACCATGTCGTACTGGTGCTCGGTGAACACCAGGCCCGTGGCCAGGTTCATCACCGACACGTAGACCTCGGCCTGGAAGTTCGAGTTGGTCATCTTGTCGGCGGTGACATGCAGATCAGCACGCCACAAACCTCGCGTCGCCAACCGGATTCCGTTGCCTCCGTGTGGGAAAGCACCCTTCTCCGGACCTAGCTGGGCGTCGAACGGCAGCGTGATCAGCTGGTTCTGCACCACGTTCCAGTTCTTCGACATGAAGACCTGGCAGTAACCCGACACCCCTTCGAGCAGCTCGGTCCGTTCGTTGAGTTCGAGCTGCCCGTCTTGGAACTGGGTGCGGATGTCGTTGAGGTCGAAGACGACACCGTTCCATCCGTTGCTGGCGGTGTTCAGATCGGAACGCGCCTGTCCGGTCATCATGGCGATGACGTCCGCGGTCGTCATCCCCGTGTACTCCTGGCCCATGCGATCGCCGAACTGCCAGGCCCCGTCCGGCGCGTTCTGTCCCGGGGTCGTCACCTCAAATCTCCTCGGTGAGACCCTCGGGGATCACCGGCCGCGTAGCGGGCGGCTGCTGCCCCGGGGCGTGGTGTCCGAGGAACGCATCGAGGTGTTCGATGTGCCGCAGCAGCTGCCGGATGAACCGGATCGCCTCACGGAACTTCGCGCGGTCCTCTTCCCGACCGGCCTTCAGCTCGGCGACTTCGGCCTGCAGCTTCTTCACCACGGTTGCCTGCCGGGCAGTCCACGCACCGAGAACTGTCGTCGCGGCGATGCCCAGTGCCTGGATACGATCGGGCGCGAGCAGCGCGAGCAACCACTCCCCCATCAGCGATCCTTCGGTGGGTCGATCAGACGCTGCACATAGGCCATCACCGCCATCAGCGCTGCTCCCCCGGCCGTGCCGGCGATCGCCTTCCACGCACCGCCGGTCGACAGGTCGAGGGTGCCGGTGCCGAGCAGCTCTGCGACGGCCAGCAACACCGCGATCAGCACAGTGGCGGCCGCGCCCTGGACGGTGGTGCGCAGCGCCCGTTCCCGGGCATCGGTCTTCGGGTCCGGTGCCGGCGCCGGTGCCGGTGGGGCGGGCACGCCGGTGCCCATCCGTGCCGCGACCTCGGCTGCAACCCGCTCGGTGATGGGCACGATCGCGGCCTCCACGATCTTCTCGGCGATGGCGGGCAGGTCCTCGAGGACGCGTTCGGTCACCAAATCGACGACGTTCCTCTCGCTCATGACAGAACCCCCAGCAGCTTCTGCACGTCGGTCTCGGCGGTGGTGCTGCGGTAGGTCAGCACGAACACCGCGGTACCGGCCGCGTCCTTCGCCAGGGAGACCTGAGCGAAGACGCCGGACCATGGGGCACCGTCACGATCGACAGTCACGTTCAGCAGCCGTGCCACCGACTCCAGGGAACCGAAGACACCGTCCATCATCTCGTCCGTTGCCGGGACCTCGATGTCGAGGAAGGTGTCGTTGTCGCGGAACGTGCTGGGCAGTTCCCGCGTCGCCGTGGGCGCGAGGTGCTCGTCCCAGAAAATGTGTGACCGGGTGTCGACGTCGGTGCTCATGCGCTGGTGTCCTTTCGTGTGGCACGGCCGCGTCTGGCCGGCGCTGCGTCGGGCGTGTCCGGTGCGGCGGGATCGCCGGCGCGGGCGATCGCCGCGTTGGACCAGAACATGACCTCCTCGAGGTGGGTCAGCGCCAGCGCCTTCTCGCGGCCGCCGGGCACCCGTGCGTCGAGCGTGTGCGCCAAGGTCTTGCACGCCTCGCGGATGCTGGTGTGCTCGCCGCGTTTCTCCGCGGTGGTGGCCGGGTGGAAGTCGAACCGGTTGTTGATGTCCGCCGCCGAGGTGGGGCTGGAGTGGTCGGTCACGGTAAGGCTCCTTACGTGGGGTAGCGCTCGGACCGGTCGTCGCGCAGAATCCGCGCGTACCGTCGGCCCCAGCAGGTGATGGACAACACGAATGCGAAGCCGACAGCCAGGGGTGTCACTGCACACCGAGCCGCAGCCAGGTGGCCGGGCCGACGATGCCGTCGACGGGCAGGCCGGCGCGCCGCTGGAATTCCCGCACCACCGACTCGGTCGCGGGCCCGAAGTCGCCGTCGACGACGAGCGTCGAGTACGCCGGGTACGCGCGGTTGAGCAGCGACTGCAGGTAGCGCACGTGGTCACCGACCCCGCCGCGGGACAGCGTCGGCCGCGGCGACGTCGGCCCCGGTGCCGGAGCGGGGGCTGGGTCGGCCGGGCCCGGGCTGTAGATGCCGAGGTGCCCGGCGTCCAGCTTGGCCGCGAACGCGGCGATCCGATTGTCGCCCTCCGGGTATCCGATCTGGTAGTGCATCTCGTCGGCGCGTCCCCAATCGGCGCCCCAGAACACCGTGCCCTCGAACAGGCGCAGCCCGGCGCGCACCTTCACGATGCGAGCGCGGGGCATCGACCGCAGACCCCACGGGTACTTCGGCGCATTGATGTCGACCGCGGTGCCGGACAGGTGATTCGAGTTACCGACGGCGTTCTCGTTGGACCATCCCCACACCGGGGAGGTGAGCGGTTCGACGTTGCGGTGGTACCAGATGATCCACGCGTTGAGGATCGTCGCGGCGTCCCCGGCCCGGATCGGCGCGGTGTTGGTGTACGGCAGCGGGTTCGCCACGACGCACTCGTCGCGGTTGCACATCCGCCAGCCGTTCTCGGAATACTTGTTGCCGTACGCGATTCGGAAACTCATCGACTCTCGTCCTCTCCGGGATCGAATGATTCGTTCAGGCGGCGCAGCACTTCGTGGATGCGCTCGCGGCGGCCGGCGTCGGGGACGAGGTAGTCGCACCCGACGCTCAGCACCGGGATCAGCCCCGTCTCGGCGAGACCGTCGGGCACCGGCACGATCCCGCCGGTGGCGAACTCGGCCATCACAGTCCCTTCCATTTCGGATTGCGCAGGATCTGCTGGCGTTTCTTGCCGAGCATCTCGGCGGCGAGGACCCGGCTGCGTTCCGCGTCGTCCGCAGCGCCCCACTCGAGGTAGGTGTTCACCGACGCGACGGTGTGGTCGGACGGGTTGAACGGGGCCCGCGACACACTGGCCTTGTCCGGTTCCGGCTCGGCGCGTTTGAGCACGCCGGTGTAGTACATGCGCTCGGCCATCGCGGCCTGCTCGTGCGGGGTGTGCGCGGCCGGGTCGGGAATGGTGAAGGGCTCCAGGTCCGGCTCGTCCATGTCGCACCAGTCCCCGTGGTTGAGGTAGTGCTGTTGGCCGCGGTACGGCGGCCGGAAGCGCTTGCGCTGCTGGGGTAGCTGGTCGACGTGGATGAACCCGTCCTCGTTCGCCAGTGCCCGGATCTGATCGACGTGCCGGTATCCAGCGTCGTCGAGACGTTGGGACCATTCCGGGATCAGTTTGTGGTCCGGGGTGAACGTCTGGTCCTGCCCGAACGGCAGATCCGTGAACACCCACTGGTGGGCCTGGTCCGGTTTGCTCTGGTCACAGTTGCTCTGCAGCGCCAGGCGCATGGGCGGTCCTCTCTCTGAACACAGGTCACAGGACGCCGAGGTCGCGGAGCATCCCCAGGAAGTCCTGCAGAATCTCGAATGCCTTGAGCACCGGGTCTTCCGGCTCACGCTGGCCGATCTGGATCTGCCACAGCGGCGCGGTCTTGCGGTCCCACGCCAGGCGCAGTTCGGAGATCTGCTCGACGAAGATCCGGCCGGGCAACTCGCGGATGGTGAAACCGACTCGCGTGCCGAGGAAGCAGTGCCCGAATCCGCGCTGTCCGATCCGCCACGGTGCACCGTCGGCCACGGAGATGGTGCAGCGGGTCGTCTCCCTCGTGGCGAACATCGCGGTGCGCATCGCCAGCACCCACGACAGGGTGTACGCCCGGTCCGCACCGTCGGCCCACCGCTCGTGCAGATGGTGCTTGCCCAGCCGTTGCGCGCGAACAATGTTCTTCCACTTACCGAACGCGCCGACGGTGTCCATGTAGATCGGGCGCAGCACAGCATCGATAGCCGGGCCGATCTGCGATTGCCCGATCATCGACCCGAGGAACCCCGCGATGGTGATCACCGTCGCGGAGATCCCCTCGTTGATCCCCGGCATCGAATGACCGCCGCCGACAACACCGACCGGCCCGGCCGGCCGATACGAGAACATCGACGACTGGATCGCCGAATGCTCACCGTCACGCCACACCACCGACGGCACCGACGGATCACTGCCGAGTGCGCCTGCCGTCTTGTACAGATCCGGCATGTTCGGATCCGGTACGGTCTCGGTGGTTTCGGTCTTGCCGTCGCTGCCGATGTTGACCAGCTCGTGCCACAGCCCGTCGAACAGTGTGCCGCCGAACGAGGTTCCGGTGGTGAAGGCACTGTTGTCGACCAGATCCCACACGATCGTGCCGTACGCGATGTCCGCGCCGGGCCACGGTTCAGGATCGCCCGGGAAGTAGCGGCGCAGCTCCCAGGTGAGCTGGGAGTCCTGCACTGCGCGTTTGGTCGCCTCGTACATCGACTTGAACCGCGAGTGGATCACGCCCGCCGGGGACCGGTCCGGGTTGTCGGGCAGGTCCGGTTTGACGACCATCGTCCAGGTCGACTGGTCGAAGTTGAACCAGCCGGCCGGGTCGAGCGGATCGTCGGGCAGCATCCACAGCGACGACTCGAGACGCATGATGTTCACGAGCATCGTGGTCTTGATGGCCCACCGGATGTGCTGGGAGAAGCACATCCACAGCCGCGGGAACTGCAGCTCCGCCGGCAGGAACGGATTGCTCCACGCGAAGATGTGGTGCAGGTGCTGCAGGTCGTGCTTGAAGATCGCACGGACGAAACGGGTTCCGCTGTCCGTGTGGTGGATCTGGATCTCTTCGAGCAGCCCGGTCCAGCGGGCGCCGTCCTTGTCGACGCGCAGGATCGCCTGGGTGGTCTCGCGGTTGTCGACGTCGATGAGCCAGTCCGACAGGTAGTAGTCGACCGGCAGGTCGATCACCGCGGTGCCGACCTCGTTGTGCAGCCACTGGATGTTCGCGGAGATCTCGTTGCGGATGATCGCCCGCAGGTTCGCGTCGCCGTCGTAGATCGACATCTCCGGCGGCGCGAGGCGGGCCTCGGCCTCGTCCTTGAGTTGCTGGACGAGTCCTTCGAATTCGGCGTCGAAGTCGATCAGGTCGACCGGTTCGGCTACTGGAGTACTCATCGACGCAACCCCCACGGCTTGGGCCACGGGCGCGGGCACTCGACCCGCACTCCGACACCGGCCGGCGCGTTCTGCACACCGACCGGTACTTCCACCGGATCCAGATACGGGCGCAGCGGGTACACGAACGCCTTGCCGTCCATCCGCAGATAGATCTGCGTGTCCTTCGTCGAGCGCACCGGTTCCCGCTTGGTGTTCTCATCGGTCTCGATGTCGAGGTGCTCGTCGCCGAGCAGCTCGGGCAGGATCAGCATCCGGTCGGCGTCCTGGACAGCCCGCTTGTATCTCTTGTTGCCCCAGGAGAAGTCGGGCAGGTGCCACTTCACCCCCGGCAGCGGGCCGTCCTGCACGCGCCACTTGATCCAGATCGGGTACGGCGTCGGGTTCGACACCGTCACCGAACCCCACTCGATGTGCCCGTCGGTGGTATCGACCATGCACCGCCAGCGGTCGAAGACCGAGGTCTCCTCGTACCAGAACGGGTCCGGCGCGATGCAGTTCATCGTCACGCGCCCGTACTCACCGAGCCGCGGATCGCGCATCGGCTTGAACTGCATCTCGTTGACCAACCGCACGGCCAGTTTCCGGCGCGAGGACCGCGTCGGGGTGGTGTACCAGAGGAACGCGTCCTGGTCGTCGGTCAGCGCCGTCGCCCACTCGTCGTCCCAGTACTCCCACGGCCGGTCCTTGGTGCCGAAGATGTCGACCGAGAACACCGGGTACATCGACTTGATCCGCTTGCCGTTGTACGTCGAGCCGCGCTCGTAGGCGTGCGCGGTGTAGATCGCCTCGAACGGCGTGTTGTAGAAATCGGCCGGGGCCGTGGCCAGTTCGGCACCACGGTCCCCCATCCCCGGGCCCGAGAGGGTGCGGACGATGCCGTCCGCACCCTCGAGCTCGATCAGCGCGGGCTTACCCACGTCACCTCCTGATGTACGTCTGCATCTCCTGGTGGCGACGCTGGTTCTCCCGGCGCACCGCCTCGGACATGTCCTCGACGTGGTAGTGGGTGTGGTACTCGGTCGGCGCACCCGACACCGCCGCCGACGCACCGGCCATCGCCGGAACCGGAGGCGCGCCCACACCACCGGACGCCATGCGGGCTGCACCCGAGTTGATCGCTTCGAGCAGTGGACGATTCCGCGCGGTGGCCTCGGCGTTGACCATGAACTCACCGCTGGATGCCCAGATCGGCACGACGTCGTCGCGCGGACCGCCCGGGCCGGTGATGAAGCCACCGTTGGCGTAGCCGTGGGCTTGGCCCCACACGCCGTCCGGTCCGCCGTAGCGATGTACGACCCAGGAGAGGCCGCCGGCGATGTTCGACCGCGGATCCCAGATGTCGTCCGGGAAACCCGCCGTCGAGAACTGCGGGTAGAGCATGTCGAACGTCGGGTCGATGACCTGCATCAAGCCCTTCGACGGTGTGCCCGCCGCCGCGTTGGAATCCCAGTTGTTGATCGCCTGGGGATTCCCACTCGACTCGGTGTTCATCTGCGCGAGAGTCAGATCCGCCCACGACGAGGGCATCGACAACGCACTCAGGACGGACTCGACGGTGCCGCGCCACTGCTCGACACCACCGGACGGGTTGTAGACGTGCCCGGTCTCGGCCGGGTTCGGCGCGGCCGACGCGATCGACGGCGGCGGCTGGCTCTGATCCCGCGTCGTCCACTGTCCACCGGCGAGCGGATCCTGCTGCGGGGTCTCCGGCAGATAGGACTCGCCCTTCGGTGGCACACCGTTGCCGGCGCCTTCCTCCGGCGTCCGGTACTTGCCCTGGACCAGACCGACACCGAGCTGCACGACCGGCGGGATCTTGTCGGGCAGCCCGATCACATCGAACGCGTCGGTCATCTGCCCTTCGACGAACGCCTTGGCGGCATCGCCGAACAGCCCGGAGATCGTCGACGGCAGATCACCGCCGCCTGCTCCGGAACCGGGTGGGGTGAACGCCGACTCGTAGTCCGGCAGCGTCGCATACCCGCCGCTGCCGCCGGACAGGTACGAACCGGGTGTACCCGTCGGCCCTTCCGGGATGTTCGGGTCGTACTCCGCCGGAGCGGACGCAGACCCTGGACCTGGGTCCGGCGGGTTCCACATCTCCCGCGGCAGGTAGTAGTGCAGGTTGAACTGCGGGTCGTCCGCGCCCGCGGCAGGCGGGCCGTAGAACACTCCGGCACCGGAGGATTCGACGGGGACACCGGCGAGGGTGCCGGCCATGTGCGAGTTCGGGCCGCCGCCACCGCGGAAGATCCCGACGGACCAGCCGTCCAGATCCATGCCCGGCCGCCAGCCCATGGCCTCGAAGTCCGACTCGGTGTTGAACAACCGTGTGCCGGTGTCGAGACCGAGCAACGCCGCGGTGATCTTCGATGCGAGCAGCGAGCAGTCGACGCCGCCGGTGTAACCGCCGTAGTCGTACGCCTGCCCGTGGTACTGCTGCGCCTGTGCGATACCCCGATCGAGCGCGACCCTGCCGCCGTCGGCGAACCGCGGAACATTGCCGGAGTTGATCGCCTCGAGCAACGGCAGGTTCTGCTCGGTGGCCGCGGCGTTGACGACGTACTCGCCGTTCGATGCCCAGATCGGCACCAGGTCGTCACGCGGACCACCCGGACCGGTGATGTAGCCGCCGGCGGCGTAGCCGTTCGCCCTGGCCCAGGTGACGAGGTTGTTACCCAGGTTCCGGATCGACCCGGCACCGGGCACCCACTCGACCCGCTTCATCATGTCGCCGATGGCGCCGATCGCCTTCGCGATCGTGCTCACGACCTTGTCCCAGACCTCGGAGACGGTGTCGCGCAGGCCGGTGAAGAACCCCGCGATCCCGTCGACCGCGTCGCCGATGAACTGCCGCGCATCGCGCAGGTAGTTCGACATCGACGTGAGCCGGTCACTCCAGGTATCGGCCAGGTCCTGCACCGCGACGATCACCCACGGCAGCACTTCCTTGGCGATCCATTCGAACGCGGTCGTCAGCGGCGGCAGCCACGTCTGCACCAGTTCCCCGAACAGCTCGATCAGCGGGGGCAGCAGCTGTGCGGTGATCTCGGCCAGCTGCGGCAGGAACGGCGCGACGGCCATCACGATCCGGGAGAACGAGTCGACGAGGATCGGCAGGATCGGTGCCAGATCGGTCAGGGCGCCGGCCAGGGCCTGCGCGAGGATGCCCGCCACCTCGGAGATGACCGGGGCCATCTGCTCGAAGATCGGCGCCATCTGCTCGACAAGCTGCTGGATCACCGGGGCTGCGGCCTCGAAGATCGTCGTCAGTGCCGGAGCAAGGGCCTGCACCAGTTCCGAAATGACCTGCGCGACCAGCGGCAGGATCGGCGCGATCGCGGTCACCAGCGAGGTGAAGGCCTCACCGAGCGGACCGATCGCCGGCGCAAGGGCGACCAGGGCCTCCGACAGTGCGGTCCCGACCACCACCAGCAGCTCCGACAGCGGAGGGATCAGCGGGGTCAGAGCGGCCCCGAGGGACGCCAGCAGCTGCCCGAGCACCGGCATCACCGGGGCGAGCCCCTCGGCCAGGGCCGAGATGAACCCGGCCAGGTGCGGCATCAGCTCGGTCAGTGCCCCGGACAGGGACGCACCGATCGTGCCCAGGGCCGGGGCCATCGACGCGAACGCATCCCCGAGGGACGCGAACAGCGGACCGAGGGTCGGCAGCACCTGGATGCCGAGCTCGGTGAACCCGGTCACCAGCCCGGACACCAGCGGCGCGAGCCCGGACATGGACTGCCCGACCGCGGTCTTGAACTGCTCGAACGCCCCCGACTCGACCAACCCGGTCAGGGTCTCGTCGAGCATGCCGAGGGTGTCTTTGAAGGCCCCGTTCATCGACCCCGCGGTCGTGACGAGCATGTCCTTCAGGTAGGGCAGCTGGTTATCGGCCAGGGTGGTGATCGACTCACCGAGCCCCCCGAACAGGTTGTCCTGCACCGCCATCCGCAGGTCTTTCCACTGCGGGCCGAGGGCCTGCATGGCCAGGACGAACTGCTGGGCGTTCGGTGCGAGCTTGGCCAGGGCGTCGGCGAAGTCGTTCGCCGCGGCGTTGCCGGACTCGACAGCGTCGGTGACACCGGCCTGCGCCCGCTCGATCTGCTTGAGCGCATCGGCGTTGGCCTCGGCGACATCGCGCTGGGTGCGGGCCTCCTCGGTGCGGGCATCGAGCAACCGCTGGTCGGCCTCGGCGACCTGCTCCTTCGCTTCGAGGACCCGCTGCGATCCTTCGACGCCGGCGGTGTTCGCCTCCTCCGTCTGCGTCTTGAGATCGGCGGTGCGCTTGCGCTGCTCGTCGAGGGTGACCAGCGCCCGCTGGTAGGTCAGGAACGCGCGCTCCTGCTCTCTGCCCGTCGATCCGTCGGTGCGGGACTTGACCATCGCGTCGTACGCGTCGGCCACGGCGAGCTCGGCTTCCTGCTCCGAGAGCACCTGCGAGCGCAGCGAGTCGTTGAGATCGTCGATGTCGCGCTTGGCGTCCTTGTACGCCGCCGACAGATCCCGCCGCGACTGGAGACTGGTGCGTTCGGCCTGTGCCGTCTCCCGCTGCGCCGACGCGAGCTGTTCCTGGCCACGCACCGCGGTGCGGACAGCGTTCTCGCGAGCGTCGGCCAGGGCCTCCTCGGCGGACTCGACGGCCTTGGCGTTGGCGATCATCGAGTTCGTCGACTGATCCGAGGCGGTCTTCATCGTCGAGAACGCGTCGATGACGCCGGTCGACCCGATCACCCCGGCCGCACCGATCGCCGACAGGCCCGCCGCGGCGCCGCCGGCGATGCCGACGAGACCACCGAGCGCGCCGATCAGCGCGGTGATACCCGACAGCAGGGCACCGAACCGGACCGCACCCATCCGGCCCAGGCTTCCCCGGGCCCGGCCGGCGCCGGTGCTGACACCGTTGAGCTGGGAGTACAGCGCCGCCAGCGAGGTGTGATCGATGTCGACGTTGACGTGGACGGTGGGGTTCATCGCGTCCAGGTGTGCCTGCAGCAGCACCGAGAATTCCTGCATGTTCCCCAGGACCGGCTCGATCTCGATCGTGGCGTCGATCGCCAGCAGACGCGCCTCGAGTTCCTGCGCGAATCCGGCCATGTCGCCGACCACCGGATCCACGTCGATCGTGGCGTGCACCAGATTGAGCTGGTCGCGCAGGTCCTGCGCGAAGGTGCTCGACAGCTCCGGTACGACACCGACTTCCAGCTCTTCGTCGACCGTCGCGAGGAAGGCCTGCACCTTCTTCTGGAAGTCGGTGAACGACGGCCAGACCTCGACGGCGGCGTTACCGGCGGTGTAGGTAGCCATCACTGACCTCCGTTCCCGCGCAGCAGAAAGCGCGTGACAGTGCCCAGCACCGCCGAGGCACGCTCGCGGCGCACCAGCTCGACGCGGGGCTTCGGGCGTTCGACCGGGGTGATGTCGCCCGGTTTGGCGCCGACGGTCGCTGCGTGCAGACCGCGGATCGCGTCGAGCACGTCGTCGAGCTTGCGCAGCAACGGGCCATAGCCGCGCAGGCTCGGCGGCGCGGGCGGTGGTTCGGGAAGGTCAGCGGCCAGTTCGGCGAGCTCTTCGTCCTCGAGCTGCGCGGCAAAGAACTCCGAACCGAAGCGCAGTTGCTCCTTGAGTTCCCAGAACTCACCCCAGTGGCGCTGCCCTCGCAACCACTCGTTCAAGTCCAGGCCCAGCAGATGGTGGAAATCCCACCGCAGCTGGGGCCCGAACTTCGCGATCAGGTCTACGAGGGCTGGGAACCCCCCGGCACGTCGGCACCACCGCGGCCGAGGAAGTGATCCATGATCGAGTAGACGAGGCCCGCGAGGAGCCGGTGCCCGTCCTCCGCGGCGCTGAACGCCTGGAGCACCCGGCGCAGATCCCCGCGCATGAGAACTTCCAGGGCGCCGAAGAAGTCGTTGTTGCGCAGGCAGCGGTCGAGCACGTACTGGTTCTCGAGATCGTCGGGGAACTGCACGACCACGGGAGGGGCGAATCCGTCGTCCGGTCCCAACACGAACGGCTCGATCACCTCGGAGTTGTCGAAGGTGAAGCTGAGATTCGCGGCGCGAGCCCGGAACCGGCTGAACGTCTCGAACGAGGACTCCTTCGCTCTCGGTGCAGCCTTGCGGGCAGTGCTCTTGCGGGGTGTAGCCATTGCTCGTATCTCCCTGTATCCCTTGTCATCCCTGATTCAGCGGTCCGAAAAGGTGCCTGCCCGCGCCGTGCAGGGATGAACGCGGCGCGGGCAGACGATCGGTAGGGCCCGACGATCAGGCGGTGACGGTGACCACGCAGGTGTCGGTCAAGCCCTGGTAGGTGGCGGTGATCGTGGAGGTACCGGCGGCCACGCCGGTGACGACACCGGCCGCGGACACCGTCGCCTTCGTCGGATCCGAGGAGGTGAACGCCACACCGGAGGTGATCGGGTTCGAATCCTGGTCGGCGACCGTGAGAGTCGTGGTCGCCGCGACCACCACCGACGCGGTCGCCGGGGTGAGGGTGATCGCGGTAACCGGCGGCGCGAACCCGGCCGCGGCGGCGATGTCGAGGTTGCCCAGACCGGCCTGGCCGATCGCGACGTACGCGCCGGCGGGCCCGAAGTCGCTGTCCTCGTAGGCGTCGAGGTTGATCGGCATGCCCAGTTCCTTGGCCATGCCGAGCGAGACCGCTCCGGACGAGCCGACAGTCATCTTCGGGAAGATCCAGTACGGCAGGATCGGCCGGGCCAGCGACCCGTCCAGTCCGATCAGGATGATCGACCAGTACATGATGTCCGAGGCCGAGGACTTGTAGAACCGCCACTCACCGTTGTCGTCGATGAAGCAGTTCGACAGGTCCTGGGAGTGGAACAGCTCGAGGTTGAGCTTCTTCATCTCCTGGGTCTGGAAGCTCAGCCGCGCTGTTTCCTCGGTCTTGATCACCCGGCGCGGCACCAGCGAGCCGTAGCCGGAGATCGACTCGGTCTTGCTGTCGCCGCCGACTTCGGTCTTCTCCCGGGAGATCTCGCCGGCCGAACGCCAGCCCGGCGGCAGGGCGATCAGGCCGGTGGCGTCGGTGAGCTTGTCGGGGATCGGGGCCTGCCTCCACGGGCAGGCGAGCACCGCGAGATCGCGGGGGACGATCAGCAGCGAGTCGTCCTTTTCCTTCATGGAGGCGAACGAGACGTTGGCCATGAGTGTGCTCCTGGAATGTTCGGTGCCGACCCGGATCCGGGCAGCACAAGATCCGCGCACCCGGACTGTGGGTGTGCGGTGTGGATCAGCGGATTGGGATCAGCGCGGCCGCTGGACGACCACTTGGAATGCCAGCTGCACCGTGCGCGTGTCCGGGTTCAGACCCGGAATCATCTGCGGCCCGACTTCTTCGGACATGCCGACGATGGTGTAGCCGTCGATGAACGCGCCGTTCTCGGCGGCGGCCACGGCGCGACGGACACCGCCATTCATCACCGCCCACGACCCGGACCGGGTCGAGCCGGTGACCGAAATGTGGATCATCGCGACATCGATGGCGCCGTTCGGGGTGCCGCCACCGGAGCGTTCGATGACGATCACCGGTAGCAGCGACTCGAACAGCGGTGCGCCGGATGCGTCCTGGGCAGGCGGTGTCTCGGTGCAGGTGTGCCCGAACCGGTCGAGGTACGTGCACATCAGGTCCTCGACGTCCGGCCACGCCGGAATGCCGTCCAGAGGCGGGAACTCGTTCATCCGGCCCCGCCCAACTGGGCCAGCACCGCCGGCCAATCGTGAGCGCCGGGACGTCCGTCCGCGCCGAACTCGTGCGAGGCGGCGTGCGGAGCGTGGGCGATGACCCGGGCGCACCAGCGTGGGGTCGGCCCGCCGATGTAGGTCACGACCCGCACCTCCCGCGCCAGCACTCCGGTGCGTTTGGCGACGCGGGCCTGGTACAGGGCCTTGGCGATCTCGGCGCGCTCACGCACCAGTTGCCGCATCTTCGGATCGAGCATCAGCCCGGCCAGGCCGTTGGGGTTCGAGGCCGGTGTGCGCTGGTATCTCATGCGCCCTTCACCCCCTTGAGCTTGACTTCGATCCCGGGGCGCCGGCCGGTCCAGGGGGATCGCCACGGGGCCGGTTTGCCGATGACGTGGTAGCGGTCCCCGTCGGGCAACTTGACCCGATCGATGCTGCGGATGTCCGACCCGGGTGGCAGGTACAGCACGACGTCGGAGACCTCGACTTCGCCGTGGGCGTTGATCTCGCTGGTGCCGGACCAGTTGATGACGACGTTGTCGATGGTGTGCGGGACCTCGGTGACGCCGTCGCCGGGATGGCGGGTGTTGACGTTCGTCGGCCGCAGCACGGTGATCGTCTCGCCGCGGCGCCACATCACAGCCCCCGAGCGGTCATCGACACCGCACCGGAAGTGTTCAGACCGCACAGCTTTTCGAGCAGGTCGAGTTCCTTCTGATAGAGGAACAGGTTGCCCTCGGGATTGCGGAACGCGACCTGGTACTGGAACGGGCCGATCGTTTCCTGGCTCGACGACTGGCCTTCGTTGTCGCCGTTGAGCAGGGCGCGTTTGACCATCGCGCAGGACACGATCACCAGGGCTTCAGCGAGATCGGTGTTGGTGGCTGCGAGCGCCGAAGCCTGGGGCACCCACACTCGCAGCCACACTGCCGCGTCGGCGAGCAGCTGGTCGGCCATGGCCGCGTCCGCGGCGTCGAATCCCTTCCAGCGTTTGGACAGGTCCTCGTGGGTTGCGAACGCGGCCACCGTCTACTCCTCCACTGCGGTCTTGCGCGTGGTCTTGCGGGTAGTCGGCTTCGCCCCTTCGTGCTCCGGTTCCGATGCTTCCGGAGTCTGCTCGGGACTGCCGTCCGCTTCGGGGCTGGGGAGGACGTTGAGGCGGTCGAACCGCTCGACATCGTCCGCGTGCACCTCGATCTCCTGGCCGGCCCGGCCGCGCCGCACAGCGCCGGTGGCGTCGCGGTACACGGCCGAACCGAGCCGGACGATCCGCGTTACGGCGGCCATCAGGCGGCCAGCCCGGTGACCTTGAGGACCGAGTAGGGCTGGGTCACCGCGAACACCGGTCGCACGGACGCCTGTACCCATGTGGTTTCGCGTTCCTCCTCGCGCCACGTCGCGGTCGACAGCGGCTTCTCGAACCGCATCTCGCCGACCTGGCGCTCCGCGACGACGTACGCGCTGCCGGCGGTGACCAGATTCGAGGCGAACATGTCGACGCCCCACGACTGCAGGACAGCCTTCCATCGGTCGCCGTAGATGACCTGGAAGTTGGCGAGCTCCTGCGGGTTGACGAGCCACAGGTTGAACTGGGTACCGAGCTCGAATTCCTCGCCGGTCTTGGAGACCTCCGCAAAATCCGCCGCCGGGAGGGCCGCGTTCGACGTGGTGGTCAGCGTCAGCGCGGCGGCGTCGGACCACGAGGTGCCGGTGATCTGCACGGCCGCACCGGTCGCGGTGATCGAAGCCTCGAGCTGACCGATGGCTTCGGTGTGCAGCTGCTTGAGGATGGTGTTCGAGAGCTTGACGCCCTCGGACTGGATCAGCGACAGGTCGTTGCGGTCGCGGGCCTCGTCGGTGACGTCGAACTTGCCACCCCACTTCTCGACGACGGCGACCTTGGGCTCCGGCCGGTCGAAGCTCACGGTGGGGAACTCGGCGCCGGGTGCGACCTTCTGCACGCCGGTCGTGGCGAACAGATCGTTCTTCGTCAGCTGGGTGTAGACCAGCGCGCCACCGGACACACCGCCGCCGTTGTTGAAGATGCGGTCCGCGAAGAACTTCTTGAGCACCAGGTCAGACAGGTACTGGTTGATGCGCGTGGGTTCCTTGAGCATCAGGTCCACGGTGATGTTGTTGCCGGAGACCGTGGGCGCTCCGAACGGGTACTGCTGCGGGTAGACCGTCATGGTGTTCCCCCCTTTCTCAGTAGAGAGCGATCAGGACGTCGGTGCCGGAGCTGCCGCCGTCGACGGCGTAGCCGACCGCGATGCCGGATGCCAGGGTCACGGCGCGGCCGCTGGCGCCGACCTCGACCTGCGCGCCGGCGGCGATCGTGCCGCCGGCAGTGACCGGCACGATGCCGCCCCGGATGATCGGCACGGTCTTACCGCTGCCCGCGTCGTACGCGGCGACGCCGAAGGCCTTCGCGGCGGCGGTCGCGGGCGCGGCCTTGATCAGGCCGGTGGCGGCGTCCCGATTTCCGGAGACACCGACGAACGTCTTGCCCGTCACGGCAGCGGTGGTCAGGACGGTGACGTCGCGACCGGGCCGGAACAGGGGTGCGCACTCATTTGCCATGAGTCACAGTTCCTTTCACGAGTTGTTTCCGGCGGTGGGGAACCACGACGCCGGGTAGGAGTTGTCCGGCGGGGCCGGAGGGGTCGGCGACGCGCCGGGCGTCAGTCCCTCCAGAGGCCGCTGCGACGGCGGTGCCGGCGGTGCCGGGGTCTGCTGCTGTGTCCGAGCGATCAGCTGACCGACGAGCTGCGCCGATGCCGCGCGTTCCTCCGGCGTGGTACCGGTGACGAGCGTCTGGTATTCGTCGGGGATCTGGTGCGTGGCCACCAGGGCTGCACGCTCCGCTGCCTCGAGTTGTGCGACGAGCTGCGCGTTTTGTTCCTGAGCGCGCTGCAGTTCGGTCTTCTGCGCGTCCTCCAGGTCCCGCTGCGCCTTCGCGAGCGGTTCGAGTTCACGGACCTGTGTGCGGTAGTTCGCGGCCTCGCGGCGGACCTTCTCGAGTTCCTTGAGTGCGTCCTCGTGTGAGAGCGGCTCTTGGGTCTTCGCGGCGGCCGGAGTAGGTGCAGGATCGCCACCGGCCGGCGGCTGGGCTGGCGCGGTGAGCTGCGGTGGGGCGGGAGGCTCCGGTGCCGTCTGCTGGGCTGCCTGAGCTGCAGCGGCGGCCGCGGCCGCGTCGTTCGGAGTCGGGGTCGGGGTCGGGGTCAGTGGTGCGGACATGGATAACCCTCCTGGGGTTGTGTGATGGGCACCCACCGCCGGGGTGGATGCAGGTATGACGAAGCCCCCGCGGGCGATTGCTCACGGGGGCTTGGCGTCAGAGAGTTCCTACGGCGTGGTCGTCGGGCGTATCCGGCTCAGCCAGCGGTTGATGCGGTCCCAGTCGTTGGAGTCGGGATCGAGGTCGGCGAGGGCCTGTTCCACGCGAGCGGTCAGCTCCGCGTCGATCCGGTGGTCGGCGAGCGCAGCGGCCTGCAAGGCGTCGTCGAGTGCGACGAGGTATTCGCCGCCGCCCAGCTCGGTATCGATGATGTCGGTCCAGCCGGCATCGAACGCTGGCCGAAGATCTTCGATGATCCCCTCGGCCAGTTCAATGAACTCGATCTCACCCATCACGATCCCGATTCTAGTCGAAGTAGGCTCCGATCCAAGGGCTCTGGGACCTTCTGCCCCTGTTTGTTTCGGATCACACCGTCGCCGTTCGGCGGGTACGCGGCGTTGAACGTCTCGACACCGTCTATCGGGTAGGACGACACCTCGATGATGACGCCGTCGATCTCGCGGCGGCGGATTGTGCGGTCGCCTCTCACTCGGACGTACTGCGGTTCCGCCTCGGTCAACCGAACCGCAGCTTTGATCCGCTCGTCGTCCCAGTCGGGCGGGAACTCCGTCTTGTTCTCTCGGCCGGTACCCGAGCGGTGACCGCCCTTCTTCGGGTTGTCCGGTTCGCCGTCGAGGATGTGCCGCCACTCCAGCGGCCCGAACTCGAGTCGCGGAGCGCCCCAGTCCTCGGCCGGTCGGGGTTCGGGCACTTCGTCGTCGCCGGCTGGAGGGCGGTGCGGCGGATCGGTCGGCGGCGGAGTGTCGTCGCCCGGGCCGGTGTCCGCGTCGAGTTCCTGCGACGCATCCGGGGCCTGGTCTCCGCGCATACTCGCGGGGACGAACTGGTCGCCGTCCTGTGCACGGGCCTGCGCGAATGCCTCGTTGAAGGCCTTGCGAGCGGACGCACCCGAGTGGCCGATCGTCGAGGTGTTCCAGAGCTGTTCGAGCCGCTCGTATTCTTCACGGCCTTCCCAGTCCCGCCCCTGGAATATCGCACGGGTGATGCAGTCGCAGTTGCGGTGGAATGCACGTCCGCCTGCGGTGCTCGACGCAGTGGCCTCCGACCGGTAGACGGGCCCGCGGGAGGCGAGCATCGCGCAGAACCCGCACGATTCACGCCCGGTGAGGATGCGGGCCCAACCCAGGACCGCGCCTTCGAGCGGTTCCCCGTCGGGTCGGCGCCGGTTGTTCGAGCGATCACGGGAGCGGCTGCCGCTGTGCCGCATCGTGGCACCCGGTCGTTGTCGATCGTCACTGACCGTCCGCCGGGGCCGTTCGGGTTCGCTGTCACCGGTGATGGTCACCGCCGACTGCGAGCGGGCCTGATCGGTGTCGCCGTCGATCGTGACCGTGGCGCGCGATCGTGGCCGCTCCGGCTCGTCGTCTGTGTCCGCGGGCGGCAGCGGGTCGGACTGCGCGACGGTGTCCATCAACATGTGGCGGCCGGCCATCTCCGCATGGCGGGATGCGGCCTGCGTGATCCGGCGGGTAACGACGTCGACGACCTGCGGGTCGCGGCGGTTCTCCTCGGTCACGGGCTCGCGCAGGATTCGGCGAGCGGTGCGCCGGCTGTTGTCGTCGAGCTCGTCGATGGTCACCGTTGCCCGTGACCGGCGCGGTGGATCGTCCGGTGCGGTCGCGGCGGGTTCGTCGTCGTCGAGGTCACGTTCGATCTCGACGTTCGTCTGCGTGGCCTCCTCGAGGAGGGTCACGATCGCCTGATGCCGGTACTCGCGTAGCGGCGCTGGCGTCGGGTCCAGGACCCCGGCGAGGGCGGCTTCCTGCCGCATCTGAGCGACCGCGAGTGCATACGACTGTGCCCGTGCGTGCTGGATGGGCCGCAGCAGCGCCTGTGCCAGTGAGCGCCGCTGACCATCGGTAGCCGGGATGCCCTGGCTACCGATGAGCCTGCGGAGCGCGAGCACGAGCGCGACGATGATGGCGTCCTGCCGCTGGCGTTGCTCGGCAGCATGCACCGGCTACCCCTTGTCTTCGAGGCGCGCCGCGTCCTCTTCCTTCGGGCGCAGCGACACCGGGATCGCACCGGTGAACGGCAAACCTTCGAACCCGGTGTGTGTCGCGGCGGCCTCCGGATCGGCGCCGGCACGCACGAGAACACCGAGCGCGTCGGCCTTCTCCTTGACGCTGGGTCCCTCGTCGCCGGCCGGTGTGGTGTTCGGGTCGCCGTCCTCGTACAGGCCACGCAGCGGATCGCTCTCGGCCGCGGCCTTCTTCACGCGCAGGACCTTCTCCCGGGTCCAGCCGGGGATGTCTTCCCACAGCGCCTCGTACGGCACGTTGAGCATCGTGGCGAGCTTGCCGAGACCGTCGACGGTCTGTGCGAACGAGCGGGCGGTGGCGTCGCGCCACTTCACCTCGGACGCGAAATCGCCTGCGGCCGCGGCGTTGCCGGTGATGTGCGAGCACGTACGCAGCACCTGCTCGAACGACTCACCGAGTGACGTTTCGATCTCGCTGGACTTGCGGTCCTTGCCGGCCTCCAGACCGGCGAGGGTGGCTTCGGAAATGTTCGAGATGCCGTCCACCCCGAGGTTCTGCGGGGGCACCTGCCCGATCGCGGCCAGGTCGCGGATCGCGGCGGACCGCGCCTCGAGGTAGCCCTTCAGATCGGCCGCAGAGAACTGGTCGACCTTCACGTCCTTCGAGGCGAAAAACCACGTGTCGGACGCGGCCTGCCGCAACGCTTCCTGCTCGGACTTCGGCACCCAGCCCACCACGTACCGCTGCACGAACGCGGTGAAGTACTGGGCGACCAGCATCTCCCACGTCGTCTCGTCGAGACGTTCCTGGATCTGGATGAGCGGTTCGATGATGCCCCACGTCTCGTCCTCGTCGTCGACGAGCATGCGGTCACGGAACCGCACCACCGGACACACCCCGACGCCGTGCGACCGCCCTTCGATGTACTCGAAGTTGTTGACCGACATGTACGTCGGGTCACGCCACCCGAGCGTCGTCTGCGGCTGCGCCTTCGTTCCGACGAAGTGCACCTTCTCCTCGTCATAGAGCCGGATCATCGGCCCGCGCACCTCGAGCGCCATGATCGGCCAGTCATCATCGACCGGGCCGCCGGCGCGAGGATCCCATTCGAGGGGCTCACCGTAGAGCGCGGTCATCTGCCGCGCCGAGCGGCCACGGATGAACGCCGCGGGCTCCCGATCGGTGACCTCACGGCCGGGGGTCATCGCGGGCAGCACCGTTGCATAGGAGACGCCGTCGCGCATCGCAGCACGGATGATGCCGGTCTGCCTCGCGTCCATGCCGTTGCGCTGCCACCACTCCCACGCCGGGGCGACGGTCTGGCCGTCCCCGGCGAAGTAGTTGTCGACCTTCATCGACTGGGAGTACACGTCGAGCACGAGTGGCAGCATGTTCGTCTGCGACTTGCGTGCCAGACCGGCGAGCGGATGCGACTCGAGATGCTGGCCCTTGACCTCGACGTGCCGCAGCGCGGTCGTCGCGGTCCACGGCCGCATCGCATCCGCGATCTTCTCGAGACGCTCCGACTCGAACGCACGAGCCTGCAGCAGATGCTGCACAGCTGCGATCGCTTGCTTCTGGTTCACAGCACCCCCTCACAGGAAGAACGCTTCACTCGGTTCCTCTTTCGGGCCGTTGGCAATCACGAGTCGGCGCGCCATGCGGGCGCCGATCATGCAGACGCAGGCATCGATCTTGTCTGGGCTGTTCGGGGTTTCCTTGCGGACGCTGATGCCCCACCGGCCGTCGTGGCGGCGCGCGTTCTGCACGTGATCGGTCAGGTCCGGATGTCCGTCGTGGGTGAACGCGACATCGTTGATCTCCGCCTCGACCAGTTCGGCGGCCATCGTGAATTCGCGGTCGTGCGAACGCATGTCCCATGCGATCGGCTCCTGCGACTTCCCCGACGGGACAGCCCACATCGGCAGGCGGTCGCGGTAGCGCTCGGGCCAGGTGACCTTCGCGAACCCCTCCCACTCCTTCACATCCGACAGGAACAGCACCACGTCGTAGGTGTCCATCGCCCAGTCGACCTTCGCGTCGACCGCGGCGACGTCCACGGTGCCGGCCTCGTCCTCACCGTCGTGCGAGGCGGATGCGTCCTCGACGCCGGGCTTCCACACCCCGATCGTGAACACGTGCCCGTCGGACATGCGGCAGCCGATCAGGGCGGTGTGGTCGCGGCTCTTCGATCCGTCGAAGAACATGACGATCCGCTCGCCGGGCTCGACCCGAATCTCGGGGCGTGCCATCGCCGACCACTTCTGCCAGTCCGCCCACGACGTCGCCGGAGCGGCCCGCCAGTTGAAGTACTTGCGTTTGATGTCGTCCGGCTTGGCCTTCGGCGAATAGATGCGGGTCATCGTCGACTCGAGGTTCTGCCACGGGCAGTCCTCATAGACGAACTCGAGGGCGGCGCGCACCGAGTCCGGATCAGCGAGATCCGTTTCCGGTGGCGCCATCCGGGCGTCGAGCAGGATCTTGCGGTCGTTGCGGGTCTTGCCGTCCTCCTGGTCGCACCACGCCTCGTAGGTCTCCTCGATCACCGAGCCCTTGCCCGGCTTCGGCGCGTTCGCCGTTTCGAGCATCCGGTTCCCGGATTTCGTCAGGTTGTCGATGAGCGTGGACGCGAGCTCCGGGCCGCCGACCGCCGGCAGCCAATGCTCGGTTTCGTCCGCGACCACGAACGTCGCCTCCGCGCCTTCGGCGGACGCTGCCGACGACGTGATCACCTTCAGCTGCCCCTCGGGCATCATGTTGTACTGCAGCCGACCCGGATCGAGCTGGAACTTCTGCACGATCTTGCTGCCCTTGGGGGCCATCGCGCGGATCTGCCGCATCGTGTTCTCGGTCTGCGCCTCACTGGTCGCAGCGATCTGCACGAGCGGCATGTCCACCGGCCGGCCCTTGCACCCACCCGGCCGCTTCGGATCGAAGTCGTACAGCCGGACCGGCGCGCAGAACTCGATCAGCGCAAGTGCTGCCGCGAACGGCGACTTACCCGAGCCCTTCGCCAGTTGCCGCGCCGCGTGATAGAAGAGCCACTGCCCGTCGTCGTCGAGGGAATACCACCACAGGATGAACCGGGCCTGCCCGCTCGTGAACTTCCACGGCTGACGCGCCCGAATCCCGTTTGGATGCTTGAGGTATTCGGCAGCGAACCGGAGGGCTTCCCATCCGAGCGTGAGCTTCGGGATGCCCTCGGGCAAGGTGATCAGTCGGTCGACGGCAGCGGTGTGCTCAACCGCCGAACTCACTGCGGTACTCGTCCATGATCGCGACCGTGGCCGCGGCTTCCGGATCGGCGGTCGGGGTGCGCTCGAGCTCCAGGCGCGTCCGTCGGCGGGCCGCTTCGGTGGTGAGCAGGTCACCCATCATCGACCAGATGGTGTCGATCATGCCGGCGCGCAACGGTGCGCCGCTGTCCTCGTGATCGCGCAGGTGCCGGGTCATCACGTACGCGCAGAACCGGGCGGCCTGCCAGTCGGACGGCTCGAAGAACTGGGCCTGCCCGGACTGCTTGAGCGACCGGTACCAGCCCTTGGCGATGACGTGCCAGTCGCGGTCTTCGGCCGGCGGCTTCACGGCCTTCCCGCGGATCGACACGACCTCGACTGCCGCCGTGCCGTCCTCGGGCTTGTTTCGGCGTCGACGCTGCGACGAGCGCTTCGGGGGTGGACCAGGCATAGGGACACCCCCCTTCGTGCGTCTCCGGGGCGTTCAGCCTCGGGAATCAGGTCTATTCGTCCTCGGCGATCCGCTTACGCAGGCGGGTGGACGCGTACTCAGCCATGCCGAGCATGAGATCGATCGGGACGTCGCCGTCGCGAGGCATCATCGCGTGGGCCGTGAGAGCGTCGCCCTCATCGTCGAACGACCGCGAGCGAGCCAGGACCATGTACTCCGTCAGGATTCCCTTGTCGTCGTCGGGGTAGTACGCGTCCCAGACGCCCCGGATCGCAGCGGTCAGAGCATCATCGGCAGCGACCTGCTCCGGGGTGCGGGCCATGCGAGTCCTTCCTACGACGCGAGGAGCTCGTCCACGACGTCGGTGAGATCAGCCAGGACCCGTGGGCAACGCCCGAACGGCCGGCGAGTGACGGTGATGTACCGGCCGCGGTCGTACACCTCGACGCCGCCGCCGTTCGGCATCTTCAGCATCCGGCCGGTCCCGACCGTCGCGATACCCCACACGTGAAGCCCTGTGCCGGACGGAGACAGCTCAATCCACGTCGGGGGCACCCGACGCAGCAGCCGCTTCGCCCAGGGCTCCAGGGAGCCGTCAGGGCGCACACAGTGGTCGATGTCGATGCACGCGATGCCGTCGCCGTTGAGGACGAAGCCGATACCGTCGCCGCGTGCACCGTCGGCGTCCACGTCCGCCAGCGGGGACCAGGTCCGCTCGTCCGTCGACGAGGCCGGCCTACCCGCCGGGGTGATCGGGCGCTTGCCGTCGCGGCGAACCCAGCGGTCCTCAGCGACGACATCGGCCGGCATCCGCTTGCGATCGCGGTGCGCGGCCACACGGCAGCGCGACGAGCAGTAGCGCGCGGACGGACCACGCGCGCCATTTCGCAGGATTCGGTCACCACACCAGGTGCAAGCCATGCCTCAGTCTACCACGGATGTAACGGGTTACCCCGTCTGACCTGCGTCATTGTCGACATTCCGGGGTCCGACTCCGTACAGGCCCTAGCCTCCGCGGGGGTCCGAATCACCCTCCGGCCGACGCGTTCGCCCGACCTGGGCCAACGTGGGGCGCACCCCCTCTGACCTGCGGCGATTCCCCCTAACCCGTACAGGGCGGCAGGCGGTATGCGAAGCGGGGCGGAACCCGCCCGGGGCGGGGGTCACCCCCCACCCCTACTCGGCGCGAGGGCGCCGGCCCGCCGGCGCCCTCGCGCCGAGTCAGAGGTAGCCGGGGTGGCGCTCGACCGGCAGGCGCCGGCGGGCCGCCCGGGCTCGGACGGCGGCGGCGACCTGGCCTCGGGTCTCCTCGTCATGGCAGGGGACGCACAGGGTCACCAGGTTGGCGAGGTCGGCGGACCCGCCGGCGGCCGCGGCGACCACGTGGCCGGCATGGAGGTCGCCGCGGCCGGTGCCGACGTAGCCGCATCGGGTGCAGGTGTGGTCGTCGCGGCGAAAGACTGCGCGCTGTACCGAGTACGGGACGTGGCGAGTGTTGCTCTTGCGGGACCAGGCCATCGAGCTCACCTCCGCACATCGGCGCCCGGTACGACAATGGCCGAGCGTGCGATGCGCACAGCTCGGCCAGTGGCAGGACTCTAACGCGTTAGACGCGTTGCTGTCCAACCACCCTCGTCGCGGCGCGTCGTCGTCGGGTCCGGGCGACATGGTCGAGCACGTCGCCGGCCCGATAGCGGGTCGATCCGTCCGGTCCTGCGCAGCGCGGCAGGTGCCCGCGGTACGCCCACTGGTAGATCACCTGTGCGGTCACGCCGGCGAGCTCGGCCGCTTCGATCGCGGTGAGCAGATCGTCCATGCCGAAGGTGACGAGTTGCGGTGTGACCCAGTCCTGGCCGTACTCGCGAGCGCGGTCGTCGAGCTGGGCGCAGCGGTCCGGCGCGATCGCGGCGAGAGCTTCGCGGTAGGACTGGGCAATGCGCCGGGCGCGGTCGAGTGGGGTGTCGGCCGGCCACGGCCACGGGTCAGCGGTCACGCGAACTCCCGGTAGTCGTCGGACAGGATGGTGGTCATGCGGCGGTAGTCGGTTTCTGTCCACGCGGATCCGCAGGCGAGGCAGTCGAAGAGCTCCGCGCCGTGCCAGCGGCCGAGCTGCGAATGCTCGCAGTGCGGGCACGGCAGCGGCGAGCGGTCGCGGCCGCGGGTGACGCCGAGCATCGCCGACGCTCGCTGGTGCAGTCCGACGAGCCGCCACGCCAGACCCGGGCCGTCCTGCACGGTCGCGCCCCAGCTTTCGCCGTCACGGTGCCACGCCATGGCCTCATGTTCACCGACGTCGAGGAGCAGCGGAAGGTTCTGCTCGATCAGATCCAGGCACACGCCGGTGGCGTGTTCGGCCGGCGCATCGCGGCCGAGCCGATCGGCGATGCACAATGCGCCACGGTGCGCGGTGTCGGCGATGTCCTGGGCGAGTGCGTCGGCGTGGACGTTGACCGGTACCGCTGGGGTGGGCGATGCGGCGCGCACCCCGGTCGACGGTCCGCGCACGGTGGTGTCCCTGACCGACCGGTGCAGGGTCAGGTAGTCCTCCCACAGTGCGGCCGCCGCGGCCGCAACGGCGCGGATGCATGTCGGGCACAGGAAGCGCGGGCGGAGGGTCAGCGCCGGAAGCCACTGGCCGGACTCGGGGTCGCACTCGCGGCCGCGGCACCCTTGCCCGGCTCGGCACTGGTGACTGGGAGTTGGTGTCGTCATCAATGACCTGGCTTTCGGTTCTTCCCTCTGCGGCCCCGGCGGCGAGGGGTAGGGCTGGGCAGTGAGTGAGTTCGCGAGGGAGGGTTCGGGTCTGGTGGTGGGTTACCTGACATACCGACCCGTCCCGACCCGACCCGTCCCGACCCGGCACTTCCAGATCCTGGAGGCAGGTGTTCTGCGGGATCTGCTGTATCCGGCAGAACCGGTGTCGGGGCTGGTGTCGGCGGGTGGGGTGGGTGTGCGTTGTCCGCGTGGATGGCGGGTCGCTGCGGGGTGTCGCGTTCCCTCACCGGGTGTGAGGTCGCTGTGGTGGTGGCGGTGTCCGGCCGGGTGCCGGGTCGCCGGGTGGGCTCGCGGTGTCCGGCCGGCTGCCGGGTCGCGTCGGTCGCGGTGTCCGCCTGGCCGGCGGGTCGCGGGGTGTCGGAAGCGGTGCCCGTCTGGGTGGCGGGTCGCTGGTACTGCTCGACGATGGTCTTGCGGTCGTCCGGGACGGTACCGGGCGGGATGGTGCGGCCGCGTCGGCTGGTGATGCTGTAGCCGTTGTCGCGCGCCCAGGGGTGCTCACGGATCCAGGTGCGGGTGTAGGGGCTGAAGTACGGCTTCGACGGTGGTGGCAGCAGCGGATACCGCTCGTCGGCGAGCGGATCGTTCTTGCGGCCTGCGTTGCAGCCCGAGCACGCGACAACCATGGTCTCGACCGTCGCCGCCTTGCCGGGCTGGCGGTGGTCGTAGGTGCCGACGATGCGTCCCTTGCGTGCGCCCGGGGCGAACTTCACGACCTTCGCGCAGTAGCGGCAGGCATCACCGTCACGCAGCCGGACGGGGATGATCAGGTCCGGGCGGGAGTTGTCGTTCTTACGCTGGTGTTCCCACTCGATCTCTTCCTTCGAGCGCATGTGGAGGAACTCGGGGTCGTCGACGATCTTCCACACACGTTCGCCGTCGACGGTCGCTTCTTCCATCAGCCCGGCCCGCACGCAGACGTCGAGGAGGCGTGGTGCCTCGTCGCGGGCGATGAGACACGCAGTGCCCCAGGACACGACGTAGTCGGTGGTGTGGGCGGCGGCGAGGGAGGCACACAGCACGAGGAACCCGAACGCTTCGATCACCAGAGAGGTGGACGCGTCGGGGTCGTCGTACACGCGCAGCAGCCGCGGGTTCGTGGCGACGTTGTCGCCGGTGCGGAGCCACGGCATCAGGACGCCCCCGGGCCGGGCTCGGGGGCGTGGGGTGTTGACATCAGGGCGGGGTCCTTCTTCCTGGTCGCGGTCGAGCGTCGGTCGTGCAGGGGGCGCGGCGGGGCGCGGGCGGTGGTGGCCATCAGTGACCGGGCCGGCAGTCTCGGCACCAGCGCGACCCGGCAGCGGCCGGAGCCGAGCAGACGCGGCAGTAGCGCGGTGGTGGGATGTGCGGGCGTTCGGCGCGGGCGATGGCCGCGGCGACGGCGACATGGTCGGTGATCGACTCGGTCACAGCGTTGCCCCCCATCGTGCGCCGGCGGTATCGCGGTGGATCAGCACGATCGCGGGGCGCGGCGAGTGCCCCGGCCTGGCCAGGTAGTGCGTCAGGTGCTCGACGGCTGCCGTCTCGGTGTCGCAGTACTGGAACGGGTGCAGATGCTCGGGCAGACCGGGCCGGGAAGGGACGACCTCTGCGACGCCCCACAGCGCGGTGAGGTTGTCGATCGGGTCAGCGAGTTCGCAACGGCCCCAGTGCGAGACGTGTCCGCAGGGGTGGCGGTGTTCGGTCACCGTGCCCCCTCGTTCGCGCATGCGGTGTGCACGAGGTGCGGGCCCATCGTTCGCTCGACGACGCGGTCACCGACGCGGATCTCGTCTCCACATTCGGAGCAGACCACCGAGGTCCACATCACGGCCCAGGACTGACCCGTGGACGGGTGAATCAGTGTGCCGACCCGGAAGTCATCGGATTTCGCGATGCGACCGCGGCGCGCCGGGTACGTCTTACCCATGATCGCCGCCTCGAATGCGGCCATCGGTCGCCTTCGTCTCGACGCTGGAAGTCGCCACGTCAGACCAGTCCCTTTTGTGCCCACCACGTCTGATAGGTGCTCGTAAGCCACGCGTTGATCTGGTTGCGGTTAGGCCGATCCGGCCAGACACTGGTTGAGGTCAGGCGGTTGATCTGTCCGCGCAGTTCGCTCATCCGGTCGAGGGCTTCGTCGATCGTGTGCTCGCCGTTGCGGAGCTCGCGCAACCACGTACGGTCCGGCTCCGGGATCGGCAGCGTGATCCGTCCGGTGGTGAGCAGTTCGACGCCTTGCAGTCCGAGGCGCACCGCGTGGTACGCGAACTTCGTATCGAAGCCATGAACGTCGATGAGCTCCGGACGGTTGGTGCGCTGGGCACGGAGGCCGAGCATCTTGTCCCGTTGCGATTCGAGGTAGCCGATGAAGCGGTGGCCGGCCTGCTGCGATATGAACATCTCCGGGCGGGCCTGCAACTGCTCCCCCACCCAGGTGTTCGTGACGATCTCGTGTTCGGGCAGGAACAGCAGAAGCAGCACGGTGGGGTTGCCGGCGGCGGTGAGCCGCGCCCACTTGCGGAGGCTGTAGACGACGAGGTCGAGATCGCCTGCGCCCGAGCGGACGCCTTCGGGTTGGGTGCGGAACTGGTACTGCTCGAATCGGGCGTTGCCGATGACGTACTCGGGCGGTTCGATGCACACGCCCATCTCGTCACGGTCGTCGGCACCGGTGGTGACGCCGTGGAGGCCGGAGCCGACCTGGCCGCGGAGGACGGTGTTCTGTTCCGCGATGGCCTGGAACTCGGGGCCGCTGTATGCGACTTGCTTCGTCGTGGTGCTGTTCATCGGCTCTCCTTCGGCGGGGTGAGGGTGACAATCCATCGCTGCACTTGGCCGTCGATCCGTTCTTCGGTGATGGTGTCGAGGTCTGCGACCAGCTCGGTGTAGGTCGCCTCGGCGCCGCGGTGGCGGACGAGTGCAACCTTGTATCCGAGCCGTCCGTAGTCCATGCCGAAGCACAGCGGAGCGGGGCCCGTCGCGGGACTGACTGTGTGCCCGTCCGGGAACTCGCCGAGTGCTGCGCGAAGTGCGCGTCCGAACTCCAGGAAGGTCTCCTTGAGTTCGTCGTTCGCGGTGCGGGAGGTGATGAAGTCGACGGCGGCGATGAGGTGATTGATCGACCGACGGGTCGTCCGGTGGTTGTGGGACTCGTGGACTGCGACATTGATGCGGTCGTCGAGATCGATGCGCAGGTCGTCGACCATGTCGAGGAGCTGCTCTGCGTACGTGCGGGCCCACACGAGCCAGTCGACGTTCGCCGGCCGCGGGTCGTGCGGGTCGGTCGCAGCTTCTTCGGCGTTCCTGGCGTCGAGGAGTGCTCGGCCTTCGTCGAGGTTCACCTTCGGTGGGGTCACTGAGCACCGTCCTGGAGGAGTGCGGTCACGGCGGCTGGTTCGGTGTCGTTCTCGCCCGAGGCTTCTCGTGCTTCCGAGTCGTGGTAAGCGCGGATCAGCGCCTTGACGCGGTCGGGTCGGAATCCGCCCCAGTGCATGTCACCGGCAACGACGACGGGGACGGCCTTGTAGCCGAGTTCCTGGATGAAGGTGAGTGCGTCGGGTCGCTGGGTGACGTCGATGTAGGCGTAGGGGACGTCGCCCTTGTCGAGCGCTCGCGCGGTTGCGGTGCACTGCTGGCAGTCCGGCTTGCTGTAGATGGTGATGATCGGGGTTGTCACCGACCGTTGTCCTTTCGTTGTTCGCTGTACCAGCGGTGAAGGCATTCGACGGCGGAAGGCCAAGTCCGGGTGAACGCGTACGGCGCGGCCAGGTCTGGGGTGATCAGCAACCACCCCGTCGCGCCAGGAATCGGGTTGTGGATGATCAACGGCCGAAGTTCGTTGTCTCGGCGTCGAGTTCGCCAGTCGTGGAACGAATGCCCATATTCGGCGTGCACGTAGGGAAAGGCGTGAACGGTGTGGCCGACGTGGCGGGCCTGCTGGAAGACGCACGCGTGACGGCGTCCGTCCGCGGTGACGTAGCGCGCCTGGCACCGTTCACCCTGGTTCGTTTCACTGGCCATTGCCGGGCACCCTTGCGTCGTTGGGTCGTTCGCGGCCGATCTCGTAGCGGCAGGTCGCGCAGATCACGCGGAGCACCTCGACGGTGAGCGTCTCGGTGCGCAACACCACTCGGCCGCCGGTCCGCGCATCCATGAACTCGCGTGCCGCCAGCACGTCCTCGCTCATCGTCACGACAGCGAAGCGGCGCATGAGGATGACGCCGCCGCACTTCGGGCACGTGGATCGCATTGATCGGGCCTTCGGCAGAGCCATGTACTTCTCGGTGATCTCGGCCTGGGCTTCGGCCTCCGCCTCGGTTGCCGTGCTGGCGCTCATCGCCCGGCCATCCACCACATGATCGCGACGAGGATGACGAGCGCGCCGCCGACGATGAGGATCCCCGCTGCGGCAGCGAGAGAACCAAAGACCACGTCCATAACGAGAGTCACTGTCCGCCTCCGGGTGTCCACAGGACGAGCGCGGGAAGGTCGGACGCGACGATCATGCCGTCGAGCACGGATCCAAGGAACGTGGCGGGACGCCACTTAGTCGATGGCCGGTCCTCGTAGAACTCTGCGACTTCCCCGTGCTTGGTGCGGATCAGCGTCTCAGCCGGCAGTGCGAGGACCTCGGCCATTGTCGTGATCGTGCGGGGCGTGAAGTGCTCGGCAGAGAGTTCGACGGCGAGGTCGATGCATGCCGCGGTGTTGCCGCCGTCGCGAACCGGTGGCACCGGCGTTCCGCGGCCGTGAGTGAGGGCGTGTTCCGGCCAGGCGGCGCGGATCTTGTCGCGCAGCTGCTCGAGCTGGTCGGTCATCGGACCAGTCCTTCCGTGGCGAGGATGAGGATTGGGGTCGTGTAGTGGCCGGCCGCGGCGATCAGTGCGAGCCAGCCGCCGAGCGTCACGACCCGTCCTCCGGCCGGGCCCCGGGGATGTCGAGGCTGGTGTGCAGGGACCGGGCGGCGCGGTCGATGACGACGGCGGTGAGGGCGAGCCAGCCGGACGCGATCATCGCGGTGACGGCGACCGCGGAGGCTGCTGTGGCGGCGGCGTTCTTCACTACTGGTCACCGCCGTCCGTGCCGATGTAGCGGACGTACGCAATCTTGTTGCGGGCGGTGGCTTCGAACGCACCCTTCGGTGCGAAGCCGCCCTTGCCGCTGCGGACGGTGCTGACGAACGTGCTGACGGACTTGTAGGCGTCGTCTCCGGCCGGCGGGTACTCGATCCAGCGACCCGCGTTGGCCTTGGCGAATTCGATTAGGTCGCGGCGGTGTTCGGGAATGGGCCGTCCGGATCGGTTCTCGGCGGAGGGAAGGGTGTCGACAATCCGGAACGTATTCGCGACCCGGGTGGAGAGCTGAGGTCCGGCCGGGCGCTGCGGGCGCGCCGGCGCCGGGCCGGCGGCGACAGCGGGAACCGGCCACCTCTCTGCCGGGGTCGCGTCGGTGGGCGGGAGTGGCACATCGCCGCGGGCAGCTGCGCGGTTCTCCTCGCGCTGCCTGCGTCGCCATTCGCGGGCGTCTTCGTCTTGCAGGCTGCTCATCGGTCCACGCCTTCCGATTCACTGTCGGTGTGGTCGTCGAGGCTGGACACGCCGATGCCGTCGTTGGCGATGTACCGGGCTACCGCGGTCTCACCTGCCGTTCGGGCATCGACGCGGGGACCGTCGTCACCGGCGACGAGACGACGCGCTGCGCGGGAGACGGTGCGGGTCGGGCACGGTGCCGGAACGTCACAGAAGACGCACGTGCCGTTGACTTCGCGGTGCAGGGTGTTGACGGCGATGAGCTGCGCTGCGATGCGTTTGTTCTTGCGGCGTGCGTCGCGGAGTTCGTAGCTGGTTCCCATGGTGGGCTCCTTGTCGGTGGTGCTTGATCGGGTGAGGCAGCGGCGTCTACGGGCGGTCGACGTCGGGGATGACCACTTCCGGCTTGAAGATGACGCGGTAGTGATCGGCGCTGACGTTGGCGCTTTCGATCTGCTCGGCGACGTAGGAGACGTTGTCGCTCAGGCCGAGGAAGTGCTTCTTGTACTCGTTGCCGGCGGTCTTGCACGTGACCTCGAGTTGCCGGTTCTCGTCCTTGATGGAGCAGCGGCCTTCGACGGTGAGGAGGTAGCTGTCGGTGATGCCGTTGAAGAAGACGATGCGGCGTTCGATCTCGAACTGGTCCGCTGCCTTGGACAGGTTCTGCGACACGACGTCTGCGTCGGCGGCGCATCCCGATACGGTTCCGACGACTGCGAGGGCGGCGAGTGCCGCGGCGGCCTGCTTGATCGTGCGAGAGATGTTGCGCATGAGTGCCTCCTGGTGCGGTGGGTTGCTTGGACTACGAGGTGCGGTGAAGGGGGGTCACGGCACCTGTCGGGTCGAGGTCGGCGGCGTCGCCGACGATCGGTTCCCTGCCGGTGACGAAGGACGCTGTGACGATCCAGTGGTCCGGGAGCTGCGGGGCGCGGTAGACGTTGACACTGCCTTCGTCGATCAGGCCCGGGACTTGGATGCCGCCGATGGTGATTCCGTCGGCGTTGATTTCGATCTGCTGGTCGTACGCGTAGTCGGCCATGTCAGTGCCACTCCCCTGTTGCCGTGTTGGCTGCGAGTTCGCCGCGGGCCCGGCGGTTGCTGTCGATTGCTTCGGCAAGGTTGTCGTCACCGAGGCTGCAGAGCGGTTTCCCGCACGGTGCGTGCCGGCGGTCGCCGCAGCGTTGGCAGTTCCAGGTGATCACTGGCCGGTCCCGGTGATGTGGTCGTACCAGCGCTTGACCCAGCGGGCGTCACCGAGCGCGGTGTGGCGTTCTTCCGGGGTGGGCGGTTCGACTCCGCAGGCGCGGGACAGGTCATCGGACCGGTACGGCGGAGTCAGCAGGGCTGAGATCTCACTGTTGATTCGGTCCAGCTCTGCTCGCGCATCGGAGACAGCGGTCGCAGGATCGGTATCGCCGAAGGCGAGGCCGAGGTCCTTTCGCATCTCGCGATCGAACAGAGCCATTGAGGCTTCCTGCCGCTGCTGGACGAGGGGGGCGCTGTAGGGCATCGCGCGGAGCCATCCGGCGGCGTAGGTTTCGATGTCGACGAGCTGGTAGTGCCAGGAGGGGCACAGCCGGTGTCGGCGGAGCATCGCGGCGAGGGTTTCGGTATCGAAGTTCGGGACTGCGCCGATGATGATCGCGCCGCGGGTGGCCTCTTCGACGGCGTGCGCGGCGAGGAATTCGCGGTCGATCTCGACGTTGTCGGGCTTCTGGTCGACGCCGATATTGCGGAAGTACCGTTCGTGGAAGCGTCCGACTTGCAGGCCCTTGAGTTCTGCGGTGGTGAGGTCGACGTCGGAGATCTGGATCAGGCGTTCGGTTTCGGTGCCGTCGATCTCGCGTCGGATCCATGCGATCTCCCACGGGCGGCGGTCGGCGTGCAGGCCGGTGGTCTCGGTGTCCAGGAACACGATCGGGCGGTTGGTCATCGGTTCTTCCTCCAGGTGTCGGCGTGAGGGCAGGTGGCGAAGTGGGACAGGTACAGGGGGCGTTTGGCGGCGCGCAGGCCGTCGCGTTGCGGGCCGGACACGACCCCGGCGTGGAGCACACCGAAGACGAGATCGACGGCGACGTTGCCGCGCTCGGACGGTTCGACGTCGATCGGCATCGCCTTGCCGTTTTCGGTCTGCGCCCACACGATCTGGTGCCTGCAGGATCGGCACTTCTCGGCGGCGGCGCGCATCGCGGTCGAGACGTGGTCGACTCGTAGCCAGGTCACTGGGCGCCGCCGACGATTTCGGTGTACGGCGCGGCTGCGACGAGATCAGAGTTCGGGCCGGCCGCAGCCAGCCACTCGTGCCCAGCGCCAAGGCTGTAAACCCGCATCTCGACAACACCGTTCGCGCCGCGGACGATCGCGACATCCTTGGGAACATCTGCCAGGTTGTCCCACTGCCGCGGGCCCGGTGTGAATTCCGGAAGGGTCCACGTACCAGGCGACACCTTCCACGGATTGACCGGCCAGCGGAGGTATTCGGCGTCGTAGGCGCGGCCGAAGTACAGCGGCGCACCGTCAGGAATCGATACTCCGGGCGCCTTCTCCTCGTCGAGCTTCGCGAGAACGGCGCGGATGCCGGCGCGGACCATCTTCTGGTCTTCCGGATGAAGGTCCGAGTAGTACGCCAGCTCGTGCGCGGCGTCGCAATACGTGCGTGCGAGTTCGTCGATGCGTTTCTCGTCGGCCTGCTCACGCTCGAGTTTCTGTTGGAGTCCGTCGGCGATCACTCGCAAGGATTCTGCGTTCACTGTCGTCCATCGGCCGTCGAGCCAGTCGGCGACCGCACGGATCAACTCCGGGGTGATCTCTGGTGTGCTCACTGGGTTCCTTCGGGGTTGAGGTTGCGGGGCTTCGCGTCCGGCGCCGGGAGACGGTGCCGCCACGCGGTGTTCCACTCGGTGTGCTTGGCCTGTGCCTCGTCGGTGAGGGTGATGGGCATGAGGGCACCGAGGAACGATTCACCGACGGTGATCGACAGTGCGCTGGTGCCGGTGCGTGCCTCGATCAGCACGGGCTCGTCGTAGACGACACCGGCGATGCGGAACGCGGCGAGCCGATCGCCGTTCGTGGCGAATTGCTCGATCCACTTCACGTCGCCGGATCGGTTGCGGGAGATCAGGAGCGGGATGTCGGGGTAGCCGGTGTCGGTGGCGGCGCGGGGTTGCTCGAGGGACTGGCCGTCGATGCCGGGCAAGCCGGAGACGTCGGTGAGTTTCCAGTAGTTGTCGCCGATTTCTAGGCGCAGGATCGCCGACGGTTCGTCGTTCTTGTCCTTCGGTGCCTTGAAGATGTGGAGGATCTTGTCGACCTGCTCGGGCGTGAGGTCGAGGACCGCGTCGGGGTTGATGCTGTCCTCGGGCTGCCAGATCGAGACGATGGCGAGGCCGACGGAGACACGGTCGGTGGCGACGACGGTGACGTTGTGGGCGTCGATTTCGAGGCGGACGCGTCGGAACGTTTCGAGGTCCGGGTGCTTCTCGTGGTGCGGGCGGACCGCCGTGAGTGCACGGCGCAGGTCGTGGGTGCCGACGACGACGGTGGTCATGGTGTGTTCCTGTCGGTGAGCAGCGGGAGCGGTAGGTCGAGTTGGCCGTCGATCGGTATGTCGGTGGGGTGGTCGACGCGGCCGAGCCAGCGGTGGAACGCGATGCGCCGGTCCTCGGGCAGGGAGTCCCACCAGGCGTCCGCGGCGGAGGCTGCGGTCACCAGCGCCGCCGGCGGTGTGACGGCCGCACCGAGGTGACCGCGCGGCGGACGTGGTCGGGCATCGGGTTCGTCGGGCGTCGGGCGTGGCAGGTGTCGCGGTGCGGGACGTAGAGCTTCTCGCTGTTGGCGATGGCGTGGTGCAGGGACTCGCCGGTGAGCACATCCGCCCAGACGCAGCCGTTCTCGTCTCGGGTGTCGCGCTTGCGGACGATGCCGTCGCGGTCGTCCGGGTACAGATCGAGCGCGATGTATGTGCCGCGGCCGGTGGTGCGTGCCCAGGTGATCTCGGCGTTGCAGTCCCTGCACTGTGCCATCAGCAGATTCGCTTCCGTGTGGGTGCGGTGGTGGTGTTGGTGTGGAGGCCGAGTTCGATTCGGATGCGGGCGACGGTGTAGGTGGTCCACCGTGTGTGCGTGGCGATCTGCGCGTCGGTGTAGCCGCGGGCGTGGAGGGCTTCGACGAGGACGCGTCGGTCGTTGGTGGTCAGTGCCTCGCCGGGGATTTCACCGTCGAGTGCGCCGGCGTACTGACCGGGGTAGTCCAGGTGAGGGGCGGTGCGGCTCACGGGGTTGTACCGCCGTTGAGCTTGGCTTCCAGGGTCGACATGGCGCGAGCGCCGATCGCGAGGAGCAGGCGGGGTTGCACGTGGCGGATCGCGGCTTCCAGGGCCAGCAGTTGTCCGACGTTCAGCGCGGCGTTGGTGTGCACCTCGATGGTTGCGTCGGGGTTCAGGACGAGGCTTGCCGATCCGTCGTCGGCCTGCCACACGACCGTCGGTGTATCGGGGATTCGGATCGAACCGCCAGTCCAGTGCGGGGACATGAGGTGTAGCGCGACGGCGATGTCGTCGATGTTGCCGTTGAACACTTCGCGGATGAACTTCTCGAATTCGGCGGTGGGGTCCATGGTTACTCCGTTCGGTAGCTGGTGCAGCGGCACAGGTTCAGGAGGGCCCGGACCTCGTAGCCGCCGTGCTCGTCGGTGGCGCAGCCCCGCGGGTGGTGATGCCGGCGAGGGTGGCCGCACCCGACACAGGGTTCGAGGTGCTCGAAGTCCGGGATCGGCAGACTCATCGACGGCTGAATGACATGGATTCTCTGTTCTTGGCTGCGTTCTCGACTGCGAGCGCGGCCCGGCCTAGATCGGTGACGTAGTAGTGGGAGTGGCTGTCACCTGAAGTGACCGCGGTGGACTTGGTGTGGCGGCGGTCGAGGAGTTCAGCCAGTTCGAGCAACTGCTTTGCCCTTTGCGGGTTGTTGTTGATGAGGAGTTCGTCGACAGCTCCTGCGGCGGCGCGGTCGGCGAGCTCTGCCAGGTTCGGGAGGATCACGATGCCGGCGAGTTTGTCGATCACACCGCGGGTTTCGGTGATGACTTCGGCGAGCTTGCTTGTTTCTACTGGGACGCCGATGGTTTCGATGAGGTCGAGGAGGGTCTGTGCGTGCTTGGCGAGGTTCTCGCGGTTGGTGCGGATGGCTTTTTCGATGTCGGTCTGGTTCACGGGTGCGGTCCTGTCGGAGGTTGTTGGTTCCGGTGGCGGCGTGGTGCGCACATCTGGTGCGCCGGATCAGGACTCCGTTTCACACGCCGCCACCGGTGTTGGGGTGGCGCCGAACCCATCCGGGGGGTGGAGTGGGTTCGGCGCCGTGGGATCCGCGCCGGCCTATCCCCTGTCGGCGTCGCGGATGGTCTGCGGGCGGATGGTCAGCACTGGCCCGATCCGTGTGCGGCGTCGAGTTTGTTCGCGAGGTCGCGCAGCGTCTTGGCCTGTATGGCGAGACAGATCGGCCGGCGGTGCTCGAGATGCACGAAGTCGATGCGGGTTTTCTCGGGGTTGTCAGGATCAACGCCGATGGTCACGATTGAGGAGGCGTAGCTCAGTAGATCTTTGACCTTCGCTTCGGTCGCCTGTTTGATCTCGGGCATCGTCACCACACCCCGGACAACAGGTTGAAGCCTGCGGTGACTGCGATCACGAGGGCCCACGAGGCGACGATCCATGCCCATCGTGTGCGGGTTCGGGCCCGGGTCGTAGGGGCGCCGTGCGACGACCCTACGACCGGCCCATCTCCTACGCTGTGTGCGCCAACAACATCAGCAGAAGGAGAAGAATCGTGAGCGAGTCGATCATCCCCGCCGCCCTCGAGATCGAACACGTCCTCGTGCCCGATGCGGCCGAGGCGTATGTCGGTCGTGACAGGTACATCGTGGTCGCGATCGCTGTGTTCAACAGCATCGTGACAGCGCATGTCATCCAGGCCGTCGGCGGCAGCCCCCGCGGACCCTTGGGTGGGATCATGCTGCGGCTCTTCGACGACACTGACACCGAATACCTGGTTTCCGGCGGTGGAGGAGGGGGCTACATGAATGGTCGGCCCGCAGATATCACTCAGATCTTTTCCCGACCCGCCGGGACCGATCCGAAACGCCTCAAGTTGTTCGCGGAAACCCTCGGTGATAGGGCCGGGCTGCATCCCCTGACCACCGTTGTCGTACCCGAGGGACGGTAG